TTCAGGTGTCCGGATGTTGGTTTTTCGGTTCGGGGTTAGTTTCCCGACTCCGCCCCGCATCATCCACCGGTTGCAGAAGTGCAACCCCTGACACAACAGGCGCTTAGCGATTACGTGCAGCGATTTCCTTAGCCTTGCTTCGTACCGACAAAACGAGGCATTCATGACCATTTCAACTGACCTTTCATTGTTAAATGACCCGCGACGACAGGCGCGCCTGTTGTACTGGCAGGGGTTCGCCGTGCCGCAAATCTGCGAAATGTTGCAGCTCAAGCGCCCGACCGTGCAGAGCTGGAAACAGCGGGATGGATGGGAGGACACAGCGCCGATTAACCGCGTGGAATCGACGTTAGAGGCGCGACTTATCCAGCTCTATGCAAAGCCAGACCTGACGCCGCATGACTTCAAAGTCGCTGATTTTCTGTCGCGCCAGATGGAGCGGCTCGCGCGCGTGAACCGCTACGGCCAGACCGGAAACGAGGTGGATTTAAACCCCAGCATTGCCAGTCGCAACAAAGGGGATCGCAAAAAGCCGAAACGGAATTTCTTCAGTGACGAAGCGATTGAAAAGCTCGAAGAGATTTTCTTCGACCAGTCGTTTGAATATCAGCTCAACTGGCATAAGGCAGGCATCGCGCACCGTATCCGCCACATCCTCAAATCGCGCCAGATTGGCGCAACGTTTTATTTTGCCCGCGAGGCACTCCTGCGCGCCCTCAAGACCGGACAAAACCAGATATTTTTGTCAGCGAGTAAAACGCAGGCTTACGTGTTCCGAAAATACATCATCGCCTTTGCACGTCTGGTCGACGTCGACCTGTCAGGCGACCCGATTGTCATCGGCAATAACGGCGCGGAGCTGATTTTCCTCGGGACGAATTCCAACACCGCGCAGAGTCACAACGGCGACCTGTATGTCGATGAAATTTTCTGGATCCCCAACTTCCAGAAGCTGCGCAAAGTGGCCTCGGGCATGGCCTCACAATCACACCTGCGCACAACCTATTTTTCGACCCCATCCACGCTGGCGCATGGCGCGTATCCGTTCTGGTCAGGTGAGCTGTTTAACCGTGGCCGCAGTAGCCGCGACGAACGTGTCGACATCGATATCAGTCACAAGGCGCTTGCCGGTGGCGTACTTTGCCCGGACGGCCAGTGGCGGCAGATTGTCACCATTGAGGATGCGCTCGCCGGTGGCTGCACCCTGTTTAACCTCGACCAGCTCAAACAGGAAAACAGCGCGGATGACTTCCGTAACCTGTTTATGTGCGAGTTTGTCGACGATAAGGCGTCTGTTTTCCCGTTCGAGGAGCTGCAACGCTGCATGGTCGATGCGATGGAAGAATGGGAAGACTTTGAACAATTTGCCGACCGTCCGTTTGACTGGCGCCCGGTCTGGATTGGCTATGACCCGTCACACACCGGTGACAGCGCAGGCTGTGCAGTACTGGCTCCGCCACTGGTAGCCGGTGGCAAGTTCCGCATCCTTGAGCGTCATCAGTGGAAAGGCATGGACTTTGCCGCGCAGGCCGAAGCCATCCGGTCGCTGACAGAAAAATACTGTGTCGACTATATCGGCATCGATGCGACCGGTATCGGCCAGGGTGTTTACCAGCTTGTGCGCTCATTCTTCCCGGCCGCGCGCGCCATCCGCTACACGCCGGAAATGAAAACCGCAATGGTGCTCAAGGCGAAAGACACCATTCGCCGTGGGTGCCTGGAATATGACGCCGGTGCGACCGACATCACGCAGTCATTTATGGCTATCCGCAAAACCATGACCAGCAGTGGCCGCAGCGCCACGTATGAAGCCAGCCGCAGTGAAGAGGCCAGCCATGCGGATATCGCGTGGGCGACCATGCACGCCCTGTTAAACGAGCCGCTTTCCGCCGGTAGCGGAATGCACTCCACCTCAATTCTGGATATTAACTAAGATGAAAAAACGCCAAAAGAAAACCCGCACCATGACCGCCAGCGAACCGCAAAAAATGGAGGCGTTTACCTTTGGTGAACCCTCCGCCGTTCTGGATCGCCGCGATATTCTGGACTATGTCGAATGTGTGCATAATGGCAGGTGGTACGAGCCGCCGGTCAACTTCTCCGGGCTGGCGAAAAGTCTGCGCTCTGCCGTCCACCACAGCTCCCCGATTTACGTGAAGCGCAATATTATTGTGAGCACCTATATTCCGCACCCGCTGTTGTCCCGTCAGGATTTCAGCCGTCTGGTGCTGGATTACCTGGTATTTGCCAACGCCTATCTCGAAAAGCGCCTCAGTGTGACCAATAAAATCATGAAGCTGGAAACCTCCCCGGCCAAATACACGCGCCGGGGTGTGGAGGATGGGGTGTACTGGTATGTGCCGAGTTTTACCACCCCGCACGAATTTGCGCCCGACACGGTGTATCACCTGCTGGAGCCTGATATTAATCAGGAGCTTTACGGGATGCCGGAATACCTGAGCGCACTCAATTCCGCCTGGCTGAATGAATCCGCCACGCTGTTTCGTCGCAAGTATTACCAGAACGGCGCTCACGCGGGTTACATCATGTACGTGACCGACGCGGCGCAAAGCAGCACCGATGTCGAGTCGCTGCGCTCCGCGATGCGTGACTCGAAAGGACTCGGGAATTTTAAAAACCTGTTTTTCTATGCCCCGAACGGGAAACCGGATGGGATCAAGATTGTGCCGCTGAGTGAAGTCGCCACGAAGGATGATTTTTTCAACATCAAAAAGGTGAGCGCAGCCGACCTGCTTGATGCGCACCGCGTGCCGTTTCAGTTGATGGGCGGAAAGCCTGAAAATATCGCATCACTGGGGGATGTCGAGAAGGTAGCAAAGGTGTTTGTACGCAACGAGTTGTCACCATTGCAGGAGCGTTTCAAAGAAATAAACGACTGGTTAGGAATGGAAGTGATCCGCTTTAAGGATTACGACATCGAATCAGGCTCAGAGTAACCCACCGCCCCAAAATGCCGCCATCTGGCGGCATTATCACACGCGCCACCAGACGCGCCCCACGCCATCCATAACAGCGCTCACCCATGACAACGCTTATACAGAAATATCGCCACCATGAAGCGCTGAGAGCGCAAAAATAAATAAATTAAATTACACATCCAGCGCGCAATGCTCTCCCCGCCACGCCTGCCCGCTTGATGGGTCGCTTTTAATGCAGGTGCATCAGAAGCCCCGAGCCGCGCCAGCACTGGCGCTCGCTGGCAAAATCTGACGTAAAAAACGAATGCAAACTCATGCACTAAATGCACGCAGCGCTAAAAAACAGAAAAATAGCGGAAAAATGACATAAAAAAACCGGCATTTTCCGTGCCGGTTTTAGTGTGAAAACTAACGCCCCGCGATGCGGGTTGTTCAATCCCTTCGCCCCGAAAAACCAGTTTTCGATGCGACCGGATTAGCAATTTATCGCCAGCTCTCATCCTCCCAGACTTCCTGAAGAATGCCGTCGAGCCGTTCCCGGTCAGATTCGCTATCGAACCCCATAATCTCGACCCCGGTCATTGAGCCTTTTTTTACACTAACTCGGGTTAATGGGAAAAAAAATTTTATTCGTCGGTCTAATTCCCTCTGAAAAGCATCGACAATCTGCTGAGCAGTTTTTTGCTCTTTATCTATGGTGATGTTTACTCGCATAATTTATTGAACCTCATAGAAAAGTTCATTATCAGCTTTGTCGTTTTCTCTGCTCGCAAGGTCAGCAATGATGGAGAGGGCAAGTTTAAGATCTGATGATTTGCAATTTGCTATCAGAGATACCTCGGCAATGAATTGCACACATGCCCATTTATGCTGCGTTTGGCTGAAACACTCGCCAATCATGAATTCCCTCCCACAATAATGCACTGTATATTTATCCAGTATATCAGCAGTGTTAAAAATTGAAAGGGAAAATTAACAAGCCCGTCTATGGTATGTGCTTGAATGGGTGTGATATTTTTAAACTTATAAAATTTAGCTTAAGATGTGGTGTCGTAACACTGACGCCATTTATCATCTTCCCGCAAACGCTGGTTTCGGTAGAAAATGCGCAGCCCAGCACCTGACGGAATGCTGCCTCCACGTAGAAGCAGGTCAATTTCTGAATCACTGCTTTCAAAGCCTCTGGAACGTAGTTCGGCCTCAAGCTGTAAGCGCTGATGAGTTGATATTTCCTGTTTATAACCCTTTCTGCGCTTCGGTTTTACCAGGCGTAACCGGGTATTTAACTCCCTTAATTCTTTTTTGCCCATGCCGTGCAGGTATTCCTGCAACTCCCGATGATCCATGTTTGTAATATCAGGCGGCATGACAACACTACCAGCCTCTGAATTGTTCACATTTTCCACTAGGGGACAGTTATTGCCACGAGTCCAAGGGGCGCAAGCGCCCTTGTCGGCTGTCGCCTCCTGAAGGTCAACGGCTTTACGAACCATTTTCCACTTAACCGCGTGAGTACAAATTCGCCCCTCTGCTATTGGTGACCAGATGCCATAAATACGCACACCATGATCGCCATAGGCGCTCGGCTCGTCGTTAAGCTCATATGCAGTCCTGACAAGATGGTGTTTGCGTGGCACCAAAACGCCACCCTGTTTCATGATGTAGGTAGCGAAGCAACCAGCATCGGCCGCAGCAAGAACGGCATCAAGGCGTGGATTATCCAGTACCGCTGCGCCTGCTTTGCTGTCGCTCTGATTTCTTGCGGCCTGACCAGCCAACAAACGCAATTCTCGATATGCCTGGCGACCCGGTATACCGAAAAATCGGAATTGCTGGACACGGTGAAGCGATGCCCATGCGTTAACATTTTCAGCGTTATCACGCAGCGATTTCCCTGTTTCTTTGCTGATTTCCCCGGCAAGTCCGCGCCCGTCAATACTCTTACTGATGTATTTTGCGATATAGCTTGTAGGCGTGCCTTTACGCGGATTGATAAGCTCAGACTTGAATCGTGGCTCGGTGTTAGAACCCAGTTCTTCGCGGTCTTCTCGGATAGCAAATTTACGCAACATCGCAGTGATGGTGCGGCGTTCTTTCTTACGCATGAAGCACAGGAGGTGCCAGTGGACAGTACCATCATGATGAGGCTCAGCCACGCGGACGCCATACCAGCGCAGCCCAGCTTTATGCATCGCTTTGCGGAATGCTGCGAACGTCTCCACCAGATAATTGCTACTCTGGCGGACGGTTTCGCTATTCCACTTCGGATTGGGTCTGCCGTTATTGAGAGTTGCATGGAAGCGTGAAGGGCAGGTTATGGTATAGAACACCGCGCACTCTCCGCGCATTTCTGCAATAAGCTCCAGCCCCTTAACACAGGCCATCATTTCGTTACGGCGGTGTGCAGGATTACTGCTGCTGGCGTTAACCACCTCTTCCATGTCCAGCGTGTCGCCGTCGGCGTTGACCAACTCATGCGAACGGAAGAATTCAAGTGATTTACGGCGCTGCTCGCGCTTGTGGATCACGGCCTCATAGCTGACATACGGGGAAGCTTTCTTGTTAACCAGACAAACAGCACGCAACTGCTCCTCGCGCCATTCGCAGCGCATTTGCCACAGCTTACGATACCACCAGTCAGCGCAAAGCATTCGCGCCAGCGAGCCTGGAATAAGTTCGTAGGGCACTGGTTTACGGCGGCGCTTCTTCCTGCGAAGTTGTTCAAAAGCCGGTGGAATGACATCAAGACGCATGGCCTCTGCCGCAACCCTTTCCCATGACTTGCGGATTTCTTCTGGCTTTACGTCATCTTCAACAAACAGATCGCCGCAGGCCGTATCAAGACACGAACTCATGTGAGCAGCAACCAGGGTAGAAAGTCGCTTTACCTGCTCCTGATTCATTTCAGGAAGAATAAGCAGGCCATCCAGCCCGTCATGACTAGCCATGAAACGGAAAGATGCCGATACCTGACTGACTCGCACGCGCTCCAGTCGCTCAAGACAAGGCCTGATAGTTTCACGCAAATAGCGGGAGTAAGCCTTCGGTTTGTCCAGACTTTGAAAATATTTAATTCGTTCAAACAGGGGCTTGCTGATGTGTGCAGGTTCGGCAAGAACGTTGGCAATAATTACCTGGTCTGGGTTGAAAAGTTGTTGTTCCCGTGACATTTTTGCGCGGCTTACGAGTTGCTCCTGCGCTATGTCACGCTGAACGGGATCGCGTGATTCGTTATAAAAAAAGCGTTCCCAAACCTGATTACTCATTTCCTCGCGGCGCAGTTGTTCCTGCTCATTGTCCGCAGCATAGAGAGTAATCAGGTTTGAAAGCGCAGAAACCGGCGCAACTTCCGCCGGGTTCAGGTAGGGGTTAACCGCTTTTCTTGCAGCACGCCACGGATAGTATTTATCTTCCGCAGAGTTAGGCATCAACATTAGCCTCATTGAGAGCCTTGCTACAAAGCTGCCCTACACGCTCAATTTCAGCGGCCATAGCTTCAAGAGAAATAATGGCAGAATGCTGAATATGGTGATGAATCAGGCCAGAAATAAGCTGGTTGATTTTTGGGTAATAGCCGATTGTAGAGAGGCATTGCTCGCCAGTATTTTTCCCTGATTTAACAACCTTCTTTTCATTCAAAATGAATTGAAATTTGTCACTGGTAATAACCCAGTTATCACCGATTTCGATGTGAATGCTCATTCAGTGCAACTCCAATGATTCATTTTCATAGCGTGCAGCTTCACCTCTCAGCAGTTCAGCGGCTTCTAAGCAGGACATACGCTTGGTGGCGATATGTACGGCCAGTGCTTCAAGGCGGATTGAAACTGCTACAGCCCGCGCCTTACGTTCTTCTTTCTTGGCTATATCAATCACGGCCATGAGGGGATCGCTTTCAGCGTTAAACATTTTTGGTAATTCTTTCTGCATGGTCTTTCTCCTGATTTCGGGCAAAAAAATGCCCGGCGGGTTTACGCCATTAATTTCGTTTCGGGTTAATTCGGCATGGTCAGCCGTTTGGGAAATAAGCTCACTACTGCGCGAAAATGATTCATCGCTGTAATAAGCGCCTTTTTCTCCTCAGTAGTCAGCTCACTTAATTTGAGGTCATGGCGTGCGCCCGGTATTTTTGCCAGAAAGAAAATCGCTGATAATGCCCGGCTATTTTCTTCATGTTGCGGATCACGTTTATCACGCATATCGGCAACAAACCTTTCAAGCTCTTTGCTGTTGTCGCCCAGGTGTTTCGCACGCAGCTCTGCAACATAGTTAAGACCTGCAAGGCGTTCACCAGCCATTAGCGGTGCAGTTTGCGGCAAAGCTTCAATAGCCATGATTTTTCCTGTTTTCTGGAAGACAACCCGGCCAGCAAATCAGCTTGAGAGCGGCTCGGATGCCAGCGCTTTCCATCACTCCCAATAATCCAGCCATGGCCGCAGTGCATGGCCGGGCTTTGCTTAACGAGCAGGGATGCGAAAGACGGTTCATTTTTCAACATAGCCACCTCACATAAGACCGAATGAAGCGCTGAGGCCGCTCACGGTATCAACCGCGCTTGCCATTGCTGGATTTGCCTGGAGTCGAGCCTGTAACGCGAGGGCAGTAAGCGACAACATGCGAATACCGGCATTAACGCTCTCAATCATGTTGCTCTTACGAGACGGGGTTAGACGTTCTGTAGACACAGCACCGCTTGCCAGTTCACCGAGTTCACTCATGGCTCGCATAACGTATGACTGCAATTTGTCTTTTGCCAGTTCGTTAACCGGCACACATGGCAGGCAATGAATCTGAGCGAGAAATCCATCTACGAGCGTTGAATCTTCTGTCAGGTCGGTCAGCGTCCAAATCTCGCGAGGCGTTAACTGGTGCGGTTGCTCAGGGTTGAGCTTGTTATAGAGTGTGTGGGGCTTGATATTCGCCTTAACCGCCAGCTCCTTGACGTTATGAGTCAAAGCGAACTTACGGCAAGCATCATCGAAGTGTGAATGTGACGAAACGCGAAAATCTAACATGTTGCGGCTCCTTCCAACTTGCAAAATCAAGTTACTGAAACACGGCATAACGCGAATTAATCGCCTGAGCCAGCAGACGCGCGCGGAAAGCTATCATATTGATTCTGCCCATGCTGCTCTCGCGAACACGAGGAACAAGCAGCAGTTCACCACGTTTAATCATGTCTTTAACCGTGTTGAGGCTGCATCCATATTGCTCGGCAAACTCTTCATATGAGAGGAAGTCAGGGCCAGAAGGGATTGCAATTTGAAGAGTCTTCATTGAATATCTCCGGTTACGTTCGTTTTAGGTATGTTCTCGCACATTTGCGGTGTGCTGAGGCAGAGATTAATCCCGTATGGGTTTGTTGTAAATACCCGTGCGAGATATAAAAAGGTGCCCATATGAGTGATGACGCAACTGGTGTTAAGCAAGTTATTGAAAGGATTCTGATTTCTTACGGAGTTAAGAACCGGCAGGCATATTCTGAGATCACGAAAATTCCTCTATCTACTGTTAGTAATTGGGTCGCTCGCGGCAATGTGCCCGGTGATTACTTGGTTCAGTGCGCTCTTGATACTGGTGCAAACCTAAAATGGCTTACGGAGGGTACTGAACTTGCAAATGTAAGTTGTGAGCCAGGCAAGTATCCAATGAAGGGAAAAAAGCTGATGGAGGCGATGGAGAACTCCGGCGGCAAAGAGATTTTGCAGCGCATCATGCAGGCATATGGTTTCACTCTACAGAAGGAACTTGGCGATCATCTTGGGATACCTTCCGGCACTATGAGTGCATGGGTTCGCCGTGAACATTTTCCTGGGGATGTTGTGATTGTTTGTTCGCTTGATACAGGAGCGTCTTTGTATTGGTTAGCAACTGGTAATGGCGGCATACAGGAACAAAAAACAGAAGACATTTCATTAATGCCCGCAGGTCTGAAGACGTTACCAAAATACAGTATTCACACTGGGCAAATGGTTGAGTCTGGATCGTGGTTCTGTGATGCCTCGATGATTGATGCAAACGTCATTAATCCGGTTCATGTTGAAAAAAACGGTCATGGTTGGCTTGTAGATCTCGATGTTAAAAACATTGCCAATGGCCGTTGGCTTATTGATGTTGATGGCACCTGCGATGTATATGACATCGCTCGATTACCTGGCAACAAGCTGACAGTCAAAAATGACTCATCTCAGTTCGAGTGCCTCGTTAATGAAGTCATCTGTGTAGGCATGGTCTTTCTAACCCTGAGTAAGTGAATAAAATGGCTGCTAAGAAATTACCTTCCGGCGAATGGTTATGTGATTTTCGCGTTGATGGCCGCGAAAGCCGTCGTGTGCGTAAACGCTTTGCCACGAAAGGGGAGGCAGTTGCTTACGAGCAGTATTACCGCGATGAGGCTGCAAACAAACCGTGGATGTCAGATAAAGAGGATCGCCGAAAGCTGAGCGAGTTAATTATGCTCTGGCATAACCTTCACGGGCAGGCTTTAGTCGCAAGCAAGTCGCGCCTTGCTAAATTACACATTATTTGCAACGGGCTTGGCGACCCGGTCGCTTCTCAGCTCACGGCTAAGGACTGGGCGCATTATCGAGATCGTCGGCTACGAGGGGAAATTGATAACGGCTATCATAAAGATCCTGCCAAATGGGTAGCAAAGCCCATCACCGTTAACCGTGAGCATCATTATCTTGAGGCGGTGTTTAACGAGCTGAAAAGGTTGGGGGAGTGGGCTTTACCTAACCCACTTGAAGGGGTTCGCGTGTTCAAGGAAGCTGAAAAGGAAATGTCATGGCTCACGCTTGAACAAATTCCCCAGCTTCTGAAAGCCTGTGAAGAATATGGTAAGCCTAATCTCACGATGATAGTTAAAGTTTGCTTGGCTACAGGTGCGCGATGGGGTGAAGCGGAGAGACTAACCCGATCACAACTTTCGCCCTATAAGCTCACCTTCACCAAGACAAAAGGCAAAAAGAATCGCACCGTTCCGATTCAGAAGTGGCTATATGATGAATTAAGCCAGCGGCAGGGAAAATTGTTTAAGCCCTGCTATCAGGAGTTTAAGAAAATGCTTCAGCTCACGGATATTGAGCTGACTGAAGGGCAAAAAACACATGTATTGCGGCACACCTTCGCATCTCACTTTATGATGAACGGCGGAAACATACTGGTTCTGCAAAAAGTTCTCGGACATGCCAACATTCGCGAAACAATGAAGTATGCCCACTTTGCACCTGACCACCTTGAACAAGCCGTGGATTTGAATCCGCTCAACGCGATAATGTCCACGGAGTGACCACAAAGGATGTGCGAGGATGTGCGAGAACATACCGAGGATGTGCGTAACTAACTGTTATTTATATAACTTGTTGTTTTTAAAAGTCTTAAAATAAAAGCGTCTGAACTAAGATTCGCTTAAGCGACATCCTGTTAGAAAGGGCTGGCCGAAAGG